GCGTACACCTCAAACGCAGCGCCACCAGCTGGCACATAGCGGATCGTCGCGGGCGGAATGCTCAACTGATAGCCACCGTCTTTCCATAACGTATCGGTGGTGATCCAGTTGTCACCGGCCTGGATCTGGATCGTCACGGACCCGCCGTTCGCCTTCACTGCCAACGTTACTTTCATCGTGCGGTCGTAGGTTTCTTGCTTCGTTGCTGTCTGCACAGTGCTTCCCCGGCGGCCTACGGCCTGGCTGAATTGGTGGTACTGGATAGCTCATCGACAAAGCGGTTACACGCCTGCCCTGCTATTCGGGATTGGTCATAAGCCTTAGCCAGCTCTCTCGCTCGCGCGTCAGCCCTGCCGAGCAAGTCGGAGAGCACCATGGCGGCGCGGGTGGCTGCCTTGCCTCGCTCGGAAGCTCCGGTATCACTGGGCACGCAACTTGCGGTTGCTGCCATCTTTCCGGCTTCGATGCGCATGAGCTCACCAGAAGCATCATCGACAGAGCCATCAGTAAGCGCAGCGGTCTGTTCTTGTCTTGCATCGTTTGCCACCTGGTTGGCCGCTTTCTGGCGGCGTTGCTCTTCGGTTCGGTACTCGGTGGTCGTGGTGGCCACCGCTTCGGATTGGGCGCTGACTTGCTCGGCCCACTTCGCCTTCCAGGCCAGATCGGTGACGGTCACGCCGTGCCGGTATGCCCCGTACAAAGCACCGGCCAGCGCCAGCAGGATCAGCAGCAGGCCGAATGCCTTCCACGGCAGGGCCTTCACGCCAGCACCTCAAGCGCTCGGGTATAAAGCGCCTGCCGATCAGCCAAGCCGTTCGTGCCGCCGTTGATGCGCTTGGTGATGGTCAGAAAGTCGCCTTTGTCTGCCAGCGTGTTGAGCCCGGCCCGGTGCCAGAACCACGCCGCCGACATCGCAGCGTGCTGCGGCAGCTCGAGCAGTTCGGGATGGTTGATCAGGTCCAGGCCCAGCGCTTCGCCGCATCCCTCGTAGTTGGCACGCCCCGTCACCTGGATAAGGCCCCGCCCACGGTACAACTGGCCGTCGCCGTCGGCCTCGAGTGTGTTGCCAAGCCGCTCAGCCAGCTTGCCGGTGTCGTACTTTGACAGGTAGTCGTTGCCGCCAAGCTCGCGCACGTAACGCAGCTGGCCGGACTCATGGCCGACCTGGGCGATGAACGCCGCGATGCGTGGCACCGTAACGATCTGGTACTTGCTCATGGCTGTGTTGAGGACGGGTGCAAAAACGCCGGCTTTCTGGCCGGCGTTAGGGAGGATCTGCAGTAGCTGCTGCGTGGTGATCGGCATGTGGTTTCTCCAGGCAAAAAAATACCCGCTCGATAGCGGGGTTCTGTGTGTCAGGTTGCTCAGACTTTTGCTTCAAGCGCTGCAAGCCGCGCTTCGAAACCTGATGCAATGAAGGTAAGTAAGCCATCAGACCGGAACGAGTATCGGTCGCCCTTCTCAATAAGTACCTCAGTCCACGCCTCAGACTTCAAGTCACCTTTCTCGTAAGTCGTCTCACCTGACTCGGCGTCAAAAACGGGCGTCTGCTCGTACTGTGCAGGGTGCTCCCTGGTCTCTTGCTCCCATTCGTTATGGCAGATGAACGAGTAATTCATTGGCTCAAGGCCATGCGACCGCATTACCTCAATGGCTCGCTGTACCGTCATACCGCAATGCTGCCGGGCGTCCGCGCCCTTTTCCTCTACAGCGCTGAGGAACTGGTAAAAGCCGATCTCCTTGGCCAGATCCTTTGCCGCTGCGATCTCGCTTTCGGACATTCCTCGAACAGGTGTTTTCTCGCGAGCGTCGGAAGTGCTGATCGCTCCGGACGAAAGGAAAGCTGTCGTATATCGGATTGACCCGCTGCCTACCGAATAAGTGTTGTCCTGCCCGGGTTGCGTAACCCCGCCCGCACCGATGAAAAGTCGGCGAGTCCCGCCAGTCCAGAACTCAATAGAGCCGCCGCCATCGTTGCGCATGACAGCAAGGCCCGTCGAATCCAGGTAGGTGATCAGATTCGCACCAGCGGGCAGCTGTGTATTGGCAAGATCCAGACGCGCCCAACTGTTCACTATTGGCGCACCGCGAACAATCAATGAAGCATTCAGGGCAGAGCTGTTAGAGGCTGTCGGGGATATGCTCAGAGGCGCTGTCGTGGTGGCTAGATTGTCAATCCGGGGCACGGATAGTGAAACCGGCACAGCCAGCGCGCCAGCATACGTCAGCGTCATGGCTGGGCCTTGCTGGGTATTGTCAGCATTCACCGACTGCCAGGTAAAACCGCCTACGCCGCCGCCACGGTTGCAAATGAAGTTCATGGAGCCGCTGAGCGATGAGCCGCCTGTGTTCCAGCCAATGTAACCGCCTTGCAGGTTGTAACCACCCGCAGAAGCAACGAACCCTGCGCCGCCGAACTTCGGGTACATGGTGCCTGCCATAAAACCAAGGCTGGAGACAGCGTTGTCGGCGCTATTTGCGCCCGTCCCGCCCTTCGCCACCGGCAATATGTCGTAGTTGCCAGTCGTTCCCAGCGCTGCGAGCTTGTCGCCATACTGCAATACAAGAGCGCGCAGCCGGTCGGCGGATTCCTTGACGTAGCCCTGGAGTGGCGCGATAGCGTAACCGCCAGCGCCGCTGGTTGCGCCCTGATAGTTTGGCGAGATCGAAATGGCCGTGTCGCTGGCAACATTCGTTACTTCATACCACCCGCCGTCTGGCCCCCGGAAACCATCGCCAACCCGACTGTTTGCGATGAAAGCAGTATTGGTGCCGATAACGGCGTTCGAATTTTGGGTAACGGAAACCGTCCCAGCTTTATGCCAAGGCATTTAAAACTCCTAATTTAAAACGCCTTGATTCAGGCGGTTAGTTTTGAGCAGAGAAACGGACGGTGACCTTGATCTGTCCATGCCGTAGTTGCGAGGCTATAAAGCATAATTTTAGAGTTCGCATAATCCACTGCTATTCCACAACTACCGCCATTTGCGCCATTGTGACAATGCATAGCAAAAGAGTTTATGGATATAAACTCACCGCTCCCCAGAAGCTTGTCGATGCTCCACTTATAACGCCGCCCAACGCTAAGCTGTTCGCTACCTACGTACGTCCAATTGCCAGCTGCAAACGTAACGACAACTGGCGGTGCCCCGCTGTCATATACGAGCTCGCCGCCCGCCCCCCAGATACGCATTCCGAACGACGCTGTACTCATAGACGCCCATGCGGCAATGAAGTATTGGCCGCTCAGCGTGCTCTGGACGTTTGAAGCCTTCATTGAGAAGCCTGTCCAGTTCCCCGGCCCGCCCGCGAACCAAACCGATATCGGTACCTGAACGATGCCGTTTTGATCAGGCCTGATGAACACCAGCGGCGGATCAGCGCTTGTTACCGCGCGCGGAAAAGTTACGCTGGCGTCTGTAGTGCCGGAATAGCTACCCTTCGTGAGCACGCAAAGCCGAGGTGTTTCCGAATCAATCTGAACGAAAGAGCTGTCATTTATGCTGATAACACCAAAGCTCATGTTTTGAACCTCACCGCGAAGCCTTTCGCGACAATGCGCGTCTGGTTGGTGTTGCCGAGATTGGCTGATGGGTTGGCTGACCTAAGAACTACCTGGCCAGCCGATGTCGTAACGTATGGGTAGGACTTAATGTTTCCGAGGGTATCGCCTTCAGCTGACTGAATGTCCTGGGCCCTTGTGGGGATGACCATAAAGACGCAGTTCGCCGGATCAAAGCCAGGGATGCTCAGCGTGATTACCTTTGCCGTTGATCCGGACGTGTCACTGAAATCAATAACCCCCTGCCATATCACTTGATAAGTGAACGTGGTCGTATCCATAACCAAGTTCCCGTTTTCGTCCCAAACTCTGGCTCCGTAACTCATGCGGCCAAATTCCCCCACTGGTAGCGCAGCTGGCCCCTCTCGTCGTAAACCTTGCCACCTTGGCCGTTTATTACTTGCTTACCCCCACCGGCAAGTGGTGAGTTGATTTCAAACGTACCGTCCTTGCTCAAAATCCAACCGGACTGACCAGCTATATAGTTTGTTGAACTGATATAACTACCGATCTTGGCGTTGGTAATCGTGCCGTCTTGAATGAACGTAGGACCAAGGAACAGCTGCCCGTTCTGGGCAACGAAAGGAGTCGATATAGCTCCGCCCGCCAACGTGTTTACCAGTGCGAACCGGTCGGCAGACATGAGAATCTGGCTTTGCAGCACCCCGCCAACATTCTCAATCCCTGCGCCTATACCCGCCATGACGTACTGGCCGTTGGAGTTAACTTGCAGCTTGACGGTGTACATCGCTGTGAGCTTGCCGTCCGTGGTCGCCTGGGCCGAGCTTACCGTCTGAACGGCTGCGCTCGCGCCGTTGGCCGTAGCCTGCACCTGATCCAGCTTGGTCGACAGCGCACCGTCAGCGGTCGACCTGGCATTCGCTTCAGACTGAATAGCCGCCTGGTTCGTGCCGACAGATGCTGTGAGCGTCGATATCTGCTGGGCCGTCGCCTCTCGATCCGTGGCGGTCGTCGTTTCGACTGTCGCGATCCGTGCTTCGTTGGTGCCGACCCGCGCCTGAAGCGTCGTCGTGCGCTGGGCCTGGGCAAAGTCTTCTTCAGCCCTGATCTTCACTTCCTGTGCCGCGCTTGCCGTGCTGTCCCAGCCCTTGAGCGCGTCCAGCAGATCGCCTTCCCCGCTGTCAGCCCGGTACTGAGCCTGCACCGCCTGTAGCTGACTGGCGGTAACGCTGGTCTTGCCGTCCACCGTGGTGATGTCTGCGGTGTTCTTCGTTACCTGGGCTGCCAGAGCGTTGGCCGAGCGGATCGACTGACCACTGTTCACCCAGTACGCCGGGTTCGGCGGACCGTTGGACCCATCGGCAGCTGCTGGCACCGCCGCAATGGCCGTCCAGAGGTTGTCGCCCACGCGCACGGTGTTGTCGCGCACGTAGGCATCGGTCGGCACGTAGACCAGAGCGTCCGTGATTTCCCCGATATTGGCTTTGAGCTCTTCCAGTCGCTCGTTCACCGAGCCAACTCCGTCGCCATCGATGAGGTCTATCCGGTCCAGCAGGTGCTTGGCCAGTTCAGTTTCCGAAATCTGGTCGGCAATCATTTCAAGGATCGCTCCAGCATCACTGCTGGTCTGCCCCATGACGCCAACGCCAGTCGGATACCACGGACCCACATTGCCGGTCCGATCCACAAGCCTCGCCCAGAAGAAGAATGTCACCCCCGCCAGAAGCCCCTGCATGACGTGTTCCGACTGCGGGTAGGCCAGGTCGCTGAGCTTCGTAGCCTTGGCCAAGTCGGTCGTCGGCCCGTACCAGATTTCTGTGCGCTGTGTGTCCTCTGCGCCTGGTGGGAAAGTCCATTTCAGCTTGATGCCGAAGATCAGCGACGCGGCAGTCAGCGACGTGACGGCAGGTGGCAAGCTGGTCTTGCCCTGCAAGTTCGTCAGCAGCGACGTGGCCGGCAAGGACGAGACGTTCAAGGCGCTGACAGCGCGCACCCTGGCCATGTACTGACCGGAGTAGATACCCGGCACATCCACCGACTGCTCGCCAGTGCGCGGCACCTTGACCCACTCGCGCGAGCCCCAGCGCCATTCCACGTCGTATGCAACCGCGCCTGGCGCAGCGTCCCAGCTGATGGTCATGTTGGTAACCGCGATGCCCTGCTCGATCACAACGTGCTGTGTCACGAACACTGCGCCCGGCGCAGCCTGCACGCCCACTGGAATGCCGCTGATTGGGCGGATGTCCACGACGGCGCCGAAGTCGATAGCGTCAAACTTGCTCGGTTCGTGCTGGATGCACTCAAGCTGGTACTGGTGCCATTCCGGGCGCGTGATGTTGCGCACCAGAAACTGCATGGTTTTCAGGTCGTCGTACTCGAGTATCCAACCGCATTCGGCTTCTGGCACTTCGCTGAAGCTGGCTGCAACAGTCACCCGCCGACCGGTAAGCGAGGTGATAACCCGTGCCTCCGTCTTCCCGCTCGGCAAGTTCACCCGCAGCTTGGCACCGGTGGAAAGATCGATGTCGCGATCAACGGTGATGACGCGCCCCGCCACCGCGCTGATCCGACCGCCGTTAGCACGACCGGCCAGCATGGGGTCAGCCACGGCAATGATCTGCCCTGTCTTCGGAATGCCGCCGTCCAGGCCGACGCGGAAGGTCGCGGGCCTTGTCTGCGTCTGTTCGGTGATCAGCGCGTACTGGCCAGCGCGCTGCGCCTGCCCGAGGGAAGTGCAGCCGTAGGCGTCTACCGAGAGTTCGTTGACCGATCCGGATTCGGCCATCGCCACGTCATCAAAGACAGGCTCTTTGTCCGTCGCAAAACTCTGGTCCGGGTTGTCCCAGGTCACCATTGCCAGGTTGTGGCGGTCGCGCGCCCGGGTGCCCGAATACTGGATTTCACCGTTGTTCAGGATCTGCGACGGGTTGTAGGTGTAGACCGGGTCGCCGGGCATGTCGGCGTTGAACGTGATCTGACTGCCATCCCAAGTGCTCATGCCGTGGAAAATGGCCGACAGGTCCTGCAGTACCGCATAGGCATCCGCCTGCTTTTGCAGGTAGATATTGCAAGTCATCCGGGGGTGCGTGCCGCCCATGCCGTTCGGCACCATCTGGTCGCAATACTGCGCAATGCGGTACAGGTTCCAGCGGTCCACCATCGTGGCGTCGATCCGGTGCCCAAGACCGTAGTAAGGGTTCAGCGCCAGGTCGTAGCACACCCAGGCCGGGTTGTTCGTGTAAGCCTCTTTGAATGTGCCGTCCCATATCCCGTTGCTGGTACCCGCGCCGGACGTTGCATAGGTCCGCGTCTCCGGGTCGTAGTTGGTCGGCACACGCACGATGCGCCCGCGCATCAGCACTGCAATCTTGGCGATATCGCCGCCGAACTGCTGGGCGTCATATTCAACACAGCCTACGGCGGTGAGCGGAAACTCCTGATCGCTGTCTACGACCTCGGCGACCGCCTCAATAAACATGCTGTCCTGAATCAGCGAGCTGTTGGCCTCGGGCGTGATCCGGCGCACGCGCATAGTCCAGCGGCTGCCCGCAGGCAGGTTGATGCGGTGACTGCGTTCGTACTTGGTGACGTTCTTGCGGTCTACGTAGTCCGCCAGTATCTGAACGAACGGCCCGCCATCAGTGGCCAGGTCGATCGCGTAATCGATTCGCACGCCGTTGATGTTGCCGGCCTGGTCCTGCGACTGGAGTTGTGGCCAGCTGAGCCGGATGCGCAGCGCATCTAGCACCGGGTTAGTCACGGTACGCAGGTAGGGCGTGGTGCTGAGCAGCTGCTGGTTTACGTCGACTTCGTTGCTGGACTCGGCAATGCCCTCAAGACGCTGCTGGTTCAGCTCGCCATTGCGGAACTGCCATTTCACGCCTGGGAAGTTGACCGTCCCGTCCTCGGCCACCAACGGAGTACCGTCGAGCTTCACCGAGCGCAGGCCGTCCACTGGGCCAACGATCGGCCCCCAGCTCCACAGGTAGACGATGCGCGCGGTGGCGATGGAGGCTGTGCTGTTTAACGCAATCGTCGGCTGCTTCTGCGTGGCCTCGCCGCCCTTGCTCCCGCGAATGCTTCGCGCTGCTACCGCACTTCCCATACCGCCCCCAGAAAAAAGAAAACCCGCCGAAGCGGGTCTGGTGTTACCTGATGATCAAATCTGATCTTGTGTGTAAATGCCGCCCGACTCGACGGCACCGCCGATCTCTCGTTCGCCGTAGAGCACGGGATAGGGGTTGCCCTGGGCAACGGTGGTCACCGCGCCCCCAAAGCCATAGCTGGGGTTGTTTCCATCGTCGTTGTTGCTGCCGACGCTGGCGGTCGTCGTCGGCGAAAGCATCTGCACCACTCCGCCAAGACCTGTCGCCGCACCCGCACCGAGCAGGCCGAGGCCGAGCGCTGTACTCGTACCGCCGGAGACAAGGCCGCCCACAACCAGCGCGACGCCCAGCACCACCTGGAACAGGCCAGCCTGCTTGCTGCCTTGGATCAGCGGCACGATGCGGATATCGGTGTTGTCGCTGCCCTGCATATCGAACTCGGCCTCGCCGGCGTTGCGCTTGCCGCAGAAGACGCTGAACACCAAGCCACGCTCTTCGCCGGTCCGCAGAAACTTCTCGAAGCCAGGCTTCATCGCGCAAAGGGCATTCACGGCATCGCGCACGCTGTGTACATCAATGCGGTACTCCCGGCCGAAATGCTTGCGCAGAACGCCGTAGAGCACGATGGTGCGCATGGTCATGGGGTGTATTCCTTGTGGCGCAGGATCAGTTTCACGCGGTTGGCCATCGACCAGCCGTAGACCTCACGGGCAGCCAGGCGACCGGGCATGTGGTGATAGATGAACGGACCAGACCCGCCCAGTGCCGGCGCGTCCTCGCTGTGCAGGCTGGCATCGGACCCGAGGTAGATCGCGGCGTGGTTCGGGAAGTGACAAGGCCTGCCCACGGTCGGGATCTGAAACACCAGCAGGTCGCCGCGCTGGGGCTGTTCGACCCGGACGAAGCCGCAGGCCTCGTAGTTCTCTTCGTAATGGCTGGGGCTGTCCGGATCTTCCCACCACAGCTCCTTGCGTTCGAAGTTCGGCAGCGACAGTGAGGCCTCGCGCGCGTACCAGTCGCGGCAGGCCGACCAGCAATCGAGCAGGCCATGCGAGAAATCCCGGCCCAGCAAAGGGGCTTGGAAGCCGCTCGGCTTGAACCACTGAATGTCACCGCCAGGCCAGCCCACAATCGCCCAAGGCAACTCATGCAGCTCGCAGCTGATCAGATCGGTCATGCTCGGTGTTGCGGCGCGGTCCGGGTGGCTGTGCACGATGGCCAGCACCTCGCCCCTGTCTTCTGCCGCCGCCGCGTCGTGCTTGTCGATCAGGAAGTGCTGCAGCGGGTTGGTGGCCACGTTGCCGCACGGTACGTACTCACGACCAACCTCGGTCTTGATCAGAAGCCCACAGGCCTCGGCCGGGTGTGACTGCTCGGCGTGCGCCCGCATGGCGTCCTGAAGCTTTTGATTGATTCGCATGGTTACCCCTTGGCGATCAGGCTTGCGCCCATTGAGCCGCCGAACCGGCGGGTATTGCCGCGCAACTTGCAGCTGCTCCACCAGCCCCCGCAGCGGTCAAGCGCAGGGTTGTCGGTGGGTTCGTTCTTCTTGTCGAAATACGCGGTGCCTGTGTAGGCGCAAGCCTCCTGCCGGTACTGGCCGCGCATCGCCCAGCGGCACAACTTAGTGATCTGCTGGGACGGCAGTTGCTGGCCTTCCATGTCGATGGGACTGGAAAGCTCGAACCCGACCGACGAAAAGTTCTCTTCGGTCTTCTGCTCGATCCTCCAAAGGCTGGTGCGGCTTTGATCTGCGGCATCTGGGTTGCCCCCGTCGAAGTTCGCGGCATCCAGGAAGTGCTTGAACGTTTCGATCACCTTGAAGCTCGCCCCGGCCAAGTCCTTGAATTGCAGGCAGAGAGCAGAAACAGCTCGCGGAATACCCGACAGCTCGTTGGCCAGCCTGAGCTTGGGTGTGGCTGGGCGGCCATCACCGCGGATATCTAAACCGGTGACCTCGATCTGGATAGGAGAATACAGCTGGTCCTGCCAGATGATGTCGCCCTCATGCTCATGCCCGTGGAAGCGCCAGAGCGTGGCTCCCAGCCTCGTCGCATCCAGTTCGTACAGGCGAATCTGGTTGCCGGGCTCCAGCTTCTGGATGTCCGCGCTGTAAATCATGGTGGTTACCTACGAAAAACCCCGCACTTGGCGGGGTCAAGGGATTGAACGGCAGCTGAGTGGTTGTACAGCGTGGACAAAAGGCCAGTAACGCATTTATCAGGTGGCGTAGTAGCGTTGCGCCTCCAACGAACCGCCGAGGTCCGTTGTCTGCAAGCCCATAACCAAGGAAAGATGACCTAGGAGGTCTATATGAGCAGCAAAGTGGAAGAAGCTATAGCTTATGCAGGTTCGTCATTGATCACGCTTAACTGCATAGTATCGGGCTTAACAAGCCAGCTTAAAGCCGCTCAAGGAACAGCTGGCGTGGAAGCTGCGCAGGCTTATGCCTTACAAGTTGCCAAGGAATATCCAACCGCAGGCGCAGTAAAGCCCGACCAAAATGCTATCGCTGAGTTTTTTAACGGTCACAAATAACGCTAAGCCCTACCGCAGACTCCAGGCGAGAAAGCCGATGCTCTAAATGATCGGCGTTCTCGTAGCGCTTGATAGAACGAGCAGCCGGTAAATCGCCTTCAATCCCCGAGAATCGACTAGCGTCTACGATGAACGCCATTTTTACAGTCGAATCTTTTTCATCAGTTACAGCTGACCCAATCATGTGTTTCTCCTACGGCTCTGCCGCGTCATGTTGTTTCATGGTTTGAATGTTTGTTTGAAGCTGGTGGATAGCGAGTGAATGCCCGCGCCGAGGGTCGACAGTTTGTAGCCGTTGGCGGTATATCGCCCTTGCCCGCTGCCCGGCGGCGTCCAGACGAATGATTTGTAGCCATCATGTCTGTCCAGAAAATCCTGTATCTGCTGAAGTTTCTGGCCGGCCCCGAACCGTCCGGTTACCGTCACGTCCCACGCCTGCGACTTGGTGTTGATACCGACGCCGCCTGCCTGGGTGTAGCCGTCGCCGAAGTCGTTCGACCAAGTGCGTTGCTTCACATCGCCGGACGCGCCGACCTGTACGTCAAAATCGAATGTCTCAGCCATTACGCGCGTCTCCAGAGCAGGCCGCCCTGCCTCATTTCTTGCTGGAGCACTTGGCGGATCTGCGCCGCAGCACTGTCGCCTATCGCCTTGCCCTGACTTGCAGCTTCAGCAGCGCTCATGCCGGGCTGTGCCTCGACCGTGACAGGCGCGTTGATGGTGAAAGACGGCGCACCGCCAGTACCACTCCCGGCCTTATCAGCCAGGTACTTCGTCAGGTCGCGGTTTTGGTTCGGGTTGAGCACGCGCTCACCGCCATCGAGCAGCCAGGTGCCTTCCTTCGGGATGTTGTCCATGCCGTTGTGGGCCATACCGGCGAGTGCAGATGCGGATACAGCGGCGACCATTGGGGTGGTTGCCGCCGTAGCAGCGAGGGCTGCGGCAGGCGCAAGCTCCGGGCCGATCAATGGAATGCCAGCAGTAGATGCGTAAGCGTTCAGCGCAGCCTGCGCAGACGCTGCCTGCGCATTGGCGATCAAGCCGGTTGCCGCCGCCGACTGGCCGCTTTTACCAACGAGCAGTTGAATACCCTGATAGACCAACCACTGCGCCGCCATGTCGCCCAGAGCGTTGATAACCGACTTGGACATGTTCCCAGCGAAGTCAGCGATAGCGTCTCCAGCGTCCTTTGCACCGGTGACCACGTCGGAGAAAACGTTGCCCAGGCCGCCGGTCAAATCATTCAGGCTGCCGGAGACGAAGTCGGCCGCGATCGCCGAGTAGTTTTCGGCGGCGTCTACATAGTTTTTCCAGGCATCACTTACGCCCGCCATCCAGTCGGACTGGGCCTTGTCGACACGATTGTAATAGTCCTGCTGCTTAACCATCCGCTCAGCCAGCGCTTCGGAGAGCATGCCGGTCTCTTTGGCGTACAGCTCGGCGCTTATATCGCCGGAGTTGCGTTGCGCCTGGAGGTCCGCGGCCTTGCGCGCGTAATCCTCCTGAATGGCCATATCCTGCTTCAAGCGGTCACGGGCCTTGTCGCCCATCCCTGCACCAGCAAGCTCCATATCGAAGCCAGCGCCGATGGATGCGTTTTCATCTTTGAGGGTGGCCAGGAAGCTGACGGCCTTGGCCTCTTCCTCGTTCGCAACCTTGAGTTTTTGGAGAGCATCCAGTTCAGATGCCAGACCCTCGAGGCGCTTCTGCTGAACAGCGTTGATCCCGACCAGCTTGCCCGATGCAACTTCGAATCGGATCTTGTCCACTTCCGTGGCGTTTTTCTGCGCATCCGTGCTGGTATTGATCAGCGCGATCTGGCGCTGCAGATCAGTCTCGGAGCCTTTGAAGGTATCGCTCAGTTTCTTGGCGGCCGATGCAGCGTCTTTTGCAGCCTGCTTGGCCGCTTCCAGAGCTTTCGGGTCGACTCCACTGCCCTTTCCACCCTGATCACTGAAGCCGGTACCACCAAATAGGCGCTGGTACTCCCCCGCAGCAGCCCGCGCATCCGTGATGTATTTCTTAATCGTATCGCCCGCGAGTGGCGTTTCGAGACTTGCCTTGATCCCAGCTGCCGCCTCAGCGGCAGCGCCAAAGTTCACTTTGGCCTCATCGCGCAGGCGCACACTGTCTGCTATGAACTGTGTGGACACATCACCGATGGTGAACTTTGCCAAACCCGCCGCCACATCCGCCATCATCGAAGACGTGTAGCCAACTGCCGTCGCGTACATACCTACAAGGGTATCCGAAACGATCTTGAATACTCTCGTAACTCCATCGCCAGCACTAACGACAAATGCAGTTGCGGTAACGAGCTTGTCGCCCATCTCCCCCACGACCTTTGTTACACCGCCACCCGCTTTGACGCTGTCGTTAAGGTCTTTTGTCAATTGCTGAACCACTGGCATGAAATCATCAGCGATCTTGTTTTTTGTCCCCTGCAAGTTCTGCATGAGCCCCATAAGCTCGCTCGAAAACTGTTTCGAGACGGCTATGGTTTGAACGCTGAGAATAGCGCCGGCGGACTCCGCAGCATCGCCAAGCTGCTTGAACTCTTTCCCACCGTTGCGCAATAAGGGAACGAGCGCACTGGCCTCGTCGGCAATGCCTTCCATATAGAAGGTCATTTCAGCCTGGGAGACATTTGCTTTCTCAAGGGTCGAAACATACAACTGAAGAGCTTCGGCGCTGTTGAGTTTTTTGAAACTTTCCGCTGTCACACCTACCTTCGGCGCGATGACCTCGAAGAAGTCTTTCAGCTCGCCGCCGCCGGTGTTGAAGAAGTCGCCCAGCTTGTCGTTGGTATCCTTGAAGATGTCCGCGAGCTTGTCCTGCTCAACGCCAACAGTTTTCGCGCCTGCCGCGTATTTTTGGAACTCGGTTGTTCCAAGACCAGCCAGCGCTGCAAGGTTGGAGATTTCCTTAGCGCTGCCGGCCGTGTAGGCGACCAGCCCTGTCAGAGCGGCAGGGACAGCTGCGATGGCAACGCCCACACCCTTGGCCAGGTTTTCAAAAGACTTGGCGATTTCCGCGTTGCGTTTCTTTGCCTCTTGGCTCGCCCTGTCAAGAGGGCCAGTGAAGGAACCGATCCTGGCCACCAAATCCAACGTGAGCGTGCCCAGTGACTTGCTCATTCAACTCGCCTCCAAAGGTAAAGCCCGCTGTGCGGGCCTTTTAAGTTTTATGCCCAGCTTTCCATAGCCTGCTCGAGACTGATGGGCGGCTCGACCTCATGCTGCATGAAGTCGAAAATCTTGTACGGACCGTCCTTGTAATTCACGTTGGCGTACATCATTGCGAGCAATGCCGATCCGCGTTCCACCCGCATGCCGATGTTCAGAGATCCACGTAGCGCCCGGTACTTCAGCCATGACCTGAACTCGTTCAGGCTGAGGTTTTCCTTGGCTTCCGCGATCGTACGCCCGCCGATGCCGGCGAGGACGAGCTCGTGCCAGAACTCTTCGTCGTCGGAGAGGGCGCCGTCTTTCCCAAGTTGTTGACCTGGGCGATGACTGTCAGCAACGCGAAAGTCAGGCTGGGGTCGAGCGAGCCACGCGTTGGATCAGCTTCTCCGGTGATGTCTTCAACCGTGAAGACGGGCTTTCCCTCTTCGTCGCAGATACTTGCGGCAATTCGGCCCGCGTGAACCTGCACCTTGCCAGCGGCGGATAGCGCATCGTTGATCGCCGTTTGAAACCCCAGCGGCCTGACGTAGACCGTGGCGACGAATTCTTTTTCGCCCTGCTGCCATTTGATTTCTTTCTCGACCGGGCGACCGGTGAACGCACCGACGCCCCTCAAGCTTTCAAGGCTGAGTTTCATAGGAATCCCTTACGCTGCTGGAGCAGTGGTTTTGCGAACCCAGACAGAGCCGCCGGAGCGCTGAATGGTTCCGGCGGTTTTGACGACAGAATTGCCCCCGAAGTCGAACGGGAAGTCCGAGACGTAGCCGTCGATCAAGAACCAGGTGCGATCAGCCGGAAGCTCGAAATCATCGCCGGCAGCATTCAGGGTTGGCGTGCTTTTACCGTCAGCCCAGCCCAGTGCCCATGCAGTGCTTTCGATATCGTCATTTTCCGAAAGGTCATACAAGCGAACATGCGACAGATTCCGGGGGTCAGCATCCAACGAAAAGGAGGCCTGTCCGGGAGTGCGCATGCCGCGCAGGTATTCCCGGCTTTTCTTGCTGAGACACGAAACCTCGATTTGATCCGCCGGGTTGCCACCTGGATTGAACGCAGTGATGCATTCAACTTCCACTACTTCCAGCTTCGTTGGGTCTGCGATGGTTGGCATCAGCCCAAATAGCTGTGTGCCTTGAGTCAAAATCGCCATAATTTTCTCCAAATGACGGGCATAAAAAAACCCGCTCATGGCGGGCTGTAAAGTTGGTTGGGACTACCGGAGCACTATCCAGTCGACATCGAAACTCGACCGGTACAACTTTGTTTCGGCGTCTTTGCTCTCGCCACCCCAGCGGACCACGTAAGCTTGCAGCTCAATGGCGTGACTGATTGCGTCAGTCACTGCCCTTGCCTGCGCGCCTGTAGCGGCATACACGTCGACCTGCAGCGTGAAGCTGTCAGCATCAGGACGGCCGGCGAGGTAGTTTTCTGGACTGCCGGTGATGAGTTGCCAGACTGCATACGGCTTCGCCACGCCTTCGGGCGCATCATCGAACGGATAAAGCCTGGTGGGGCTGACGCCCAGTAGTGCCGTTACCCCGGCGTCAGCAGCGCATACGGCGAATATGGGTGCATATGACATCACGCCCCCCCTGAAGCCTTGGCCGCTCGTTTAATCGCGCGGTCAATGGCCTTCTCGTATTCAGTGATGAATGTATTGGTTGCCTCGGTTATGTTGTCGGCCAAGGCTTTTCGCGCGAACGGATCCGCACGCATTTTGGAAGTACCGAACTCGATCAGGCGCCAATGAGGCGTCGCAGCGTTCGCAGATTTGTCGCCGCCCTTCTTGAGGACAGCGCCTTGCAGAACACCAACCCGGAAACCCAGGTCCCCGCTCGACTTGAACAATTTCCCGTTCCAGCGAAGCGCGACGTTGTCCGCGATAGATCGGCCTGTTTCAGGGTCGTCTATCCGCTGCGCGCCTTCTTTCATCTTGTTGGCCACCAGCTGGGCAGCCTTACGCAGCGCCGACCGACCGCCTTTACGCTTCATGTCCTGAGTGATCGATTCGAGCTTCCCAACGAGAGAGTCAATACCCTCCAGTTGGAAATCCACCGAGTCAGCCATCGTTGACCCCCTTGGCCACCAATATGGTGAGATAGTCCAGACCTGAATCGGGATCGGGCAAAGGCGGACCTTTGATGTCGTAGGTGTCCCCTCGGTAAAGAATCCGCATCGTCGGCAGCACGCCGGCTCGGTAGCGGATCACCATCCGCGCGGTCGCCTCCGACTGGCTGGCCTGCGCAGCAATAAAATCCCTGGCGCTCAGCGGCTCGACCGCTGCGGGCACCTTGTCCCAAACCGTTTGCCAGCTCTCCAGCTCTTCACCGGTTTTAGGGTCCTGCAGTCTGCCCAGCGCCTGGAACGTGATGCGATGACGAAGTCGACCGGCGCGCATTACACGCCCATCCCGATGCGGTATGGCATAAGTAGCGACTTGGAGGCCAGTGGCAGCTCCGAGGCAATCGTACCGATTACCACTTCCTCGCGGTTGGCGAAGAGGTTGCCCAGCTTGAGCAGGCATGCTGCCTGTATGGCCTTGTTGATCACAATGCCGAAGTCGTCCATATCTATCTGCTCAAAGCTTTCAGACAATGACTGGCGAGCGCGCTCGCGAAGACGGCAGCGAATGTCAGCGTTTTCTGGGTCGTCGGCCAACTCCAGCGCGGCCCGGTATGCAGCTCTCGCGGCTTGAGTTCGCTGAATGGTGTCAGCCTTCGCCCTATCCACATCAGCCTGATCGGCATAGAAGCGGCGCTGCAAAAACTGCATAACAGCTTCCTCAGCCGCGCCCAGAAGTTCCTCCACGAGCGGCTGATCCTCGGATTCTGCGTGCAGGTGATGCATGGCCTTTTCTATACTGATAACAGGCATGTATCACTCCTGAGGCGGTTGGTTCTGCTCGTTTTGTGGGGGCGAATTCTCGTCCTGAACCGGCGGTCCTTCGCCAGGAACATCAGGTTCAGGATTGCCAGCGGGATCCGGTGTGGTGGAGGTCAAAAGTTTGGCCAACTCGCTTTCGGCCTCTTCTTTCTTGCCGATAAAGTCACCGACCTGAGCTCCCTCAGCGTCGACAACTATCCAGCGCTGCCCCTTCTTAGCAATCGTCAGCAACGAGCGTTCGCTAGAATTCGAGGTCAGAGCTGCTCCGACCTCGCCCACGATCTTGCAAAGCTTGAGTTGCTCCAGTTCCTTGGCCAGCCATACAGGCGCGGCATAAGGCTCGTTGTCGGTGTCACGGATGGTGCCGCGGTCCTCGTAAGCCCGCAGCGGCTTGATCAATACATCTGACATGTCTCACCTCGGTGGGCCGGCTGGGCCGGCCACTTTAGGGGTTGGGCAGCTTAAGCCGCAGCGGCGGCAGCCGTGAGCTTGCCAGTGACGAAGGCTTCGGTACGGTAGATGGCAAAAGCCAAGCGCTCTTCAGCGCGAAGCGTGACCATGTTGTTCTCGAAGTCCTTGTCGTTCTCGGTGGAAATCAATACTTCAACTTCCATCCGGTCGAAGATTTGCGCGCCGAGTTTGAAGGCACCTACCAGGAAGTCGTTTTGCTTCATCGCTTGGGTTGCGACTACCGGGCGATTCCACAGTCGAGCCGCGGTGCCTTCCTGCGGTTGACCGATCAAATAGCGACCCTGGCTGTCTTTGATCAACTCGATCAGCGCCCAGTCAGTCGGGTTGAGCACGATGCCATCCGAAGGGAACTCTGCCAACTCGGCTTGCAGAAGGGCCAGGCGAAGCCGGTCGATGCGCTGCTCGCCAGTCACGGTCCAGCCAGCGGGGGACGCGTATTCATTTGCAACCGGAACGAGCCCTTGCAGATTTGCACCTGCACCGCTGCCGTACAGCAGCTGCGCCTCTTCAGTGAGCAGCAAGCCATAGCGAGCGCGCGCATCGATGTAGCTCTGCAAAGCCTTTGCGTCATCCAGAATCTGACGCGACGCTTTGAACAGGTGGGCGATTGTACGAACCGACGCCGTAACCAAAGCGGTCGTGATTTCGGAATACGGCTTTGCAGAGCCCTCCGCTACGATCGCGGCATTGTTTGTAAAGCCTGTCTCGCGGACGTACTCCAGCGAGCCTGCCTCGGTCTGGCCAGGGGCAACCAGATCGCGAATGGTGGCCCGACGCATGCCCGGCAGCGCGACAGTGTCCAGGCGCTCCGTGGCCGCCAAGCCACCGGCGGATGTGGTGGTGATCGCGGCGCGAGGTACGGAAACGCGACGGGAGCCACGGAAAGACGAATTGACGCCTTCCATGTGTTCACTGGTAACAACCAACTCGCCAGCGGACTTCGGGGACTCGTTCCGCTGTGTGTCGCGATTGGCATTGACAAGCTTTTGCTCGGCTTCCAGCACGCGAGCCTGAAGTTCGCCCTGCTTCATCAGCAACTCGTCGACCTTGGCCGACGTTTCTTTGCTCAGGCCCTCATGGCGCTCGACATTCTTCTGCGCCTGCTCGGCATGTGCCTTGAGCTGATCACCGATGTCCTTGAGGTTGGCCTGGGTCTGCTTGTACTGGGTTTCGATGTCATCCTCACCGATTTTCCCCATCTGAGCATTCCAGCCGCGATATTGAGAGCTTCCACGTTTTACGAGCGCAGTGGAAACACCCACCAGCAAAAGCGAACCCATAACTGCTTCGGGCGTGGCACCGAAGGTCAGCGGGATCAAGGCAGCGATGGACAACACGGCCATCAAGAATGCCGGGGACAGACGAAATTTCATCATTGTGTGAAGCCTCATACGGGAAAGGAAAATTTGAGTTTTGGCAGGGGTGACAGGTCCAACTCGACAGCGCGGGGCTTATCGGACGAGGCAGCGTATTGCGTGCCCCCGCCAGCAGCGCGCGGCGTGCTGGACTTGAAATTGGCGAAGAGTTCGCGGCGTTCGCTGCGGGGCATTCCGGCCTTCGCCAGAGCAATGTCCATGGCTTTCAGCGCGTTACTCTGCTGGGCCTGCTCGTCTTCACGCTCGGTGATCTCATCAGATGAGAGAACGGCCGTTGCAAAGCCGAGCTCAACTGCTCGTCGGCCGCGTATGAACGTCTCGTCATCCATCATCTCGGCAATGTCAGCAACGGCCTGGCCGCTGCCTTCCGCGTAAAGGTCGGCCATCGCAGCGTCGAACTCTTCCATCGTGTTCGCTACATCGCGCAAGTCATGGCGGTTGCCGACTGCAAGCGTCCAGCAGTTGTGGATCATGAGAAACCCGCTGCTGGCCACTTCCCGCTTTGCGCCGGCCATGTAAATCACCGAAGCAGCCGATGCGGCCAGGCCCAGGACCTTGGTTGTGATCGGCTGGCTGTGCTCGCGCAGCCGGTTGTAGATGGCCAGGCCCTCGAACATGTCGCCACCTGGCGAATTGATGTACACGGTGGCTGGCTTGTCGCCGATTGAGCGAAGGGCCGCGTCGATTCGCGAGACGGTAACGCCTTCCCCGTACCAGTCCTGGCCAATAACGCCGTAGATGGTGATGGTATCGCTGGTGGACTCCACGGCCGCTTTGATGGCCGGATTCCATCTGTCGAGCGCGCGCGGGCTCAGCTCGCAGTTAAAACTGCCAGCCTTGGATTTTGGTTGCATGATTTATTCCTTCGAGTTTGCCGGCTGATCTAGCCAGTTCTGTAGAGCTGCCCTTGCGGCTTGCCCGTCATCGCCCTGACCCAGTTTGTCGATCGGCGAAAGGTTGGTTTGCACAGTTAGCACACCGGCATTTCCGCCCATCTTGGGCAGGTTCTCTTTCATGCGGCATTCGTCGCGGGTGTAGATGCCGTTTTGCACCATCCCCGAATACAGCGTTGCCCGTGCGGCGCTATCAGCACGCATCAAGCCTTCAATGGAAAACTCGGGGTAAATCTGACGGCGCTGCGCAGGAGCCAGCAAACTGCGACTGATGCCTTCCTCGATGCGGCGCATGTAGCTGCGCAGCGTGAAGGTCAGGAATCGAAGCAACTTCTGCTCAAGGCCGGTCCCCCAATTCGATGCCTTATCGCTGTAACCGACCAGCGTCGGGTCCACCATGTAAAAGCGACAGATCTCTTCGGCGCTGTACTCTCGAGATTCCAGCAGCTGAGCGTCCACCGGATTGATACCAATCACCTTGGCGGAAACACCCTTTTCCAGCACCGGTGATTTACCGGCATTCATCGCCCCGCTGATGCGTTGGACATAGTCGCGAAAATCGTCGCGCTGCTGCTTGTTCAGCGTTGCATCAACCTCAAAGGCCACGGTTTGGTGCATGCCGTTTTTGAACGTGGAGCTCGCAACGTCCTCTGCCGACATTGCCGCGCCGAATACGTCGGCGCCGTAGGCGATGGGTGAGAGCCCGATTTGCCCATCCAGAGAGAACGCAGGGATATGCATCATGTTGCTGCCAGCAATATCGCGGAGCTGCCCGTTTTTTTCCCGGTACCGGTACAGAATCTCGCCGTTGTCCGCGACATCCAAATCCATGCGGTTGGGCAACAGGAATTCAAGCGCTACGATCCGGCCGCTTATACGGATGATCTCGACAAAAGCGTTACCCCGAAGCAGCATCGAAGCCACTACGGCCTCCCAAAACTGCACAGCAGTCATGCGGCTGTTCGGGTTGGTGTTAAGAATCCAATGCAGGTCATTGTCACCGGCCACCTCACGACCGCCATCAGGCATGCGCCGGTATAGGCCGAGCGGCAGCGTTGCGATCGTTTCGGAGATGAGGCGCACGCAAGACCAGCAAGCGGCCAGGCGCATGGCTTTGTTGATCGTCACGGTTTTTCCGTTGGCGGATGTGCTGCCCACGGTTTGCGCCCAAATGCCGGAAGCGCTGCCGGAGAGCGACCTGCCCACCCAATCGATTATTGATGACCGAGGCGCGTTGATTGCACCGCTCAAGACGGATTTGAAAGACTTAGCCACCGGTCAGTCCCCTTCGAATGAATGCTGCCGCGACGAAGCACGACGAAGCGGCGGCAAGAAGCGCCCAACCCAGGCCAAGCAGTACGTAAACGCCTGCCACAGCAAGGGCAAAGCCCAGCACTGCAGTCAGCAGGTAAATGATTGATGCTGTGTTCATTCGAATATTGGGTCCCGGATTGAATCCATGAATCGGTCCACGCCGCCATCGCCGGCAACGACTTGCATCATCGCCCGCCCGACCGACATGATCAGTGCAACAGCGCCATCGATCTTGTTGTCATCGCCCTGTTTGATGGGCCGTACTACGTCGTCGTTACCGGGCATGTTTTTGCCGATCACGTTGGCAATACACCAGGTCATGATCGGGTTGCCGTCATGGTGGAACCGCCCAGCCGTGATAGCCGCTTCCAGCTCCTTCATGGGGTCGGACATGTTGGTGTAGTTCTGTTGGATGGTGATCGGATTGAAACCCTCGTCGTCGAGGTCATGGCTCAACCCAGTAGCACCGTGAGGGTCAATCGGCGACTCGCGTAGCGGTGCGTGCTTGTTCGCATCTTTGGTGTCTTCGAGGATTTCGCGGTAATCGATTTCGGCACCATCGGTAACCTCCAGATGTTTGGAGTTCAGCCAGGCCTGAAAGCGCTCTGACATGCGCTTGTTGTCGCTGTCATAAGCCGTGTCGTATGGCACCCAAAACTTGGGAGCCACGCTGTAGTAGTGAGTCTTTCCATCGATCACCCGCCAAAACAGGCGAGCCCTTGAGTTCATGTCCAGCTTTCGCGCAAGGTCGAAACCAGCTATCCACTCCTGGCCCTCGAATTGATCGAGCGTAAGCGAGGTGTCCTCGCAGGACTTCCAGTCCTCCATGTTGAAAAAGCCGGACTTGGCGCTCACCCAAAGGTTTAGATGCTTGGTCTTAAACGTGTTGGTGAAACGCGCAGACCGAATCGCTCGAGCCTGCTGGCTCTCCAGATACTCCTGAAACACGGATACCCCGTGGTTCGGGTTGGCCTTGGCCAGCATCTTGGGGTCTGTCCAGTCGTCCCCCTCATCAAGCGTCCAGATCCAGCCGAACAGCTCGTCATCTGGAACCGTGCCAGCCAGCATCTCGATGACCTGGCGGCGCTTGTCGTAACAAGGCCCTTCGATGTCAGCGCCGGCTGTGGTGATGATGAACATCAGCGGCTGACGCCGGGCCCCCATACCGGTGAGCATCGTGTCGTACTGAGCTGAGGTTGGGTGTTCGTGGTATTCATCGACGATGGCGCAACTGGGGGATGCACCATCGCCAGGGTTGCCTATCAACGGCTCGAACCGGCTGAAATCGGACGGGATGTTCATGTTCGAGGCGTTGACCTCGATGCCTGCAGCCTGGATCAGCATCGGCGATTTCGTCACCATCAGCTTTGCAGGTCTGAAGACCTCCCATGCCTGCTTTTCGGTTGTCGCGCCTGAATAGACCTCGGCACCGAACTCGTCGTCGGCAACGAACATGCCTATGCCTACACCACCGGCCACAACAGACTTGCCGTTCTTGCGCGGCACCTCCCAGTAGCTTTCGCGGAACCTGCGGTGACCGCCCTTCTTCTTGACCCAGCCAAACGTGACGGCCAGGCCGAAGAGCTGCCATCCCTCAAGCGTGATCAACTGGCGTTTGAACGCCCATTCACCCTTGGTATGCGGTAACAGCTGAATCAGCTTGAGTTTTTTCTCAGCCTTCGCCGGATCGAACTTGAATCTGAACCCGCGCTTGCGGCTGGCAGCCAGATCGTCGAAGTGACGTTGCACGGCCTGATGGATGTAACGGCAGGCTGGCACCTTCCCGCGCAGCAAAGACCGTCCCCAAACCATCGCCTTATCGACGTTGGGGTGGGCGGACTTGGCCATTTAAGATCTCAGTAGTTGGGCGAATTCGTTGGTTTCTTTTTCCTTGTTGCCGCCGATAAGGCGTGTCCTGCTGGCCGGGTCCAGGCCCAGCATCGAACCGAACGTCACCATTTGCCGCATCGTTTCGTTAGCTGCGGTCAGTGCCGGGTTTTTCATCGGTCCACCGGTGGCACCAGTAACCACGATGCCGTGGGCCTGGACTGACTCCTGCGCCATTCGCCAGTTGTCGTATGCCACGCAGAACGCTTCGACGTTGTGTAAATCAGTTATCGCAACCACGTTTTCGCGCAGAAGCTCGGGAACAATCATCTTCCACATCTGCGAAGCGCGGTCACTGAGCCATTCGGGCGGATCAACATTTGTGATCTTCGAAAAAGCCGGCTCGGCCTTATTCAGCGCGCGTTTGCCGGGATTTCCGGCTAGTGCTTTCTTGGCGGTCGGCTTGGGTTTGCGACCACGGCCGGCGACCGTGGCGGTACCTCCCATCGCGCAACTCCAGAATTTTTAATTTCGCGGGTGTAAAAAAACGATTGAGGGCGCGGTCTAGAAGCGAAAGGGCCCAGACTTTTGACCCTCCCCTACCGCACCAGACTAGTGCGCGCACCATGTCGGTGCATTTTCGTGAGTCTTGACGGGAATCGTTCTCGTTTCGGTCAGCGGCGCCGGGCAGCCTGGGTGTTGCCCCATCCGCCGTCCTCTGCCGCTGTCTTAGTGCTGTGGCATGGATGACACATGGCCTGCCAGTTGGATCGATCCCAGAACAGGTCCATGTCACCCTTGTGAGGAACGATGTGATCAACGTCTGTCGACGCTTTGACACGTCCAACGCGCTCGCACTCTACGCATAGCGGATGCTTAGCCAAGAAGCCCTTGCGCGCCTGTTGCCACTTGTAGCTGTAGCCGCGCTGGCTGCTGGTCTCGCGTTGCTTCTCCCGCTGCTTCACTTCGAACTGCTTGCCTACATCCTTATGGGCCTCACAGTACCGAGGGTTGCGGGTCAATGTGTTGCAGCCCTGGGCATTGCATGGCTTCTGCGGCCTCAACGGCATGGTGTTCCGTCCAGGTAGGTGCGGTGCGGGGTATCGGGGTCTTCCGGCTCTTCTTCACTCAGTGCGTTGACCAGCAGCGTCTGCTGCTCTGCCATCCGCTGTAGCAGCTGGGTCTGCTTCAGCTGCTCGGCCAGGATCTGGCTTAGCAAGGAGTTGCTGTGCTCGTTCATATGCCACCTTGGTCCACTTTTTAATCCAATCACGCCGCGCAGCGCAGCCGAAACAAGCCATAACTTTGGGATCTACCTTGCTCAACGCGTGCGGGACATCTCGTACCTACAGCGCGAATTGAAATACGGTAATGTCACTAGACGCTATTACAACGCCTGTAACTGTTGAGTTTCCAATGAAACACGCGTATCTCTAGACTTCTACTTCGTCCAGGTAAACTGACATGATTCAAGGAAAAGGAAACGCCAAGTTTTGCATTACCGGGCAAGACGAAGATATAGAGTTTGAAGACGTCGAGTTCACTTACACTGAAGGTGAAACCGTGTCGTATGTTGGGGCTGACAACACCGGTGGTGCCGTAAGTGGTAGCGGTACTCTTAGCTTTAAGCTGGATCCGTTCAAACTGTGGGCTGGCACCTATATGGTCTCCTTAGTATTTTACGACGGCCACCATAACTATCACACGTTTGAAATTACCAAAATGCGAAGACAGCCTTTCGAGGAGAGTGGATGGCTTCGCTACCCTGTAATGGTCATACGCGCACGTCTGTTCAGTGAGGAGTGACTAATCTGTCCAATAGAGTTGATTAGTCATTTGGGGTTAAGTCCGTTGTCTGGCGCTCCAGCACCTCATGTACCTTGTCAGCTGCCTTACTCGCGGTGTCGGCAGCTTCTGTCGCCTTCCCCGCTGCGCCCTCAACCTTAACAGCTGCATCGGTCGCGGTCTTGGCCAGCTTGTTCAGGCGCATGTCGCGTTGCACGGTGGCCTCGTCATAACCACGGCGCACTTCGGAGACTTGGGCGCTATACCAACTGGCAAGTGACCATTGCGAGGCACCGAAGCCCAGCGCGAACGATCCAGTTACCAACAGCGAGGCAATCACCCACACTTCCAGGCGACGCCACCACCGCCGGGCGATGAAGTCTCTAACGCATCTTTCCATCAGTTGATACCTCCAAGCTGTGAACGCAGACGGGCTATCTCAGCGCTTTGGCTGGTCACCTTGTCAGTGAGCTGGGAAACCTGGCCGGTCAGGGCTTCAATCTTCCCTTCCATACGGCCAACAGCGGCGGCCAGCTCGTTACGTTCTTTGGCGAACTGGTCGGCTCGGGCCTCGGCTTCTTTGCGAGCCAGGCGCTCAGAGTCGAGCAGTTCGTTCAGCCTGCGGACGGTGCCGATATCGGCGTTGTCCATGGCGCGATCGGTCGCATCCCTGGAGAGGAATTTCCTCAACCAGAGGAAGCCACCAAGCAGAATGGTGCCCGTGCCGCCCAGCCAGGTGGCGGTGCCTGGGCCGAGGTCGGTCGGGTCCATCGTTACTCCAGAAATGAAAAAGGCCCGCCGATATGGCGAGCCTTTGGAATTGGGTGGGTGCCGCGCTGGAACAGCTAAACACCGTGCCATCAAAACAGGTGTTTATCAGGCCTGAAAGAACTTTTTACGCTGCTTCGCAAAAATTCCCCAAAGCACCGTCAAGCCATGCCACCCCTTGACGGATGATTTCGCGTGCTGACCGTTCCGACATCTTATGAGTCTCGGCGATCCGGACCATCGTCCACTTGGAGCCGAAGTACCACCAGATGAAGTCGCCCATCTGCTGGTTGCGCGCGATCAGCCTTGCGATAGCTGCATCCACAAGCATTGCAGTGTCGTCGGTGATGACATAACTCATTGCAGTCGCCTCTGGGGCGCACTGGTTCATCAAGGCTGCCAGCGGGGAGACATAGCGCGGCACGCCCATGCCAGACATCCGCCAAGAACCCCAGTTTTCCAGCAGGTATTCGGTGTCGCCCAATGGCTTGTCGACGTATGTACGCTTTTTCATGGTCAATCCCCTGTGTAATGCGTTCCGCCTGCACCCAGACGGTTGTTCTGTTGGTAATGCCTGGCGGCAGCAGCATCGACGGTCTGATTAAGGTCAACGAACTGGGCAAGCTGTTTCATGGCTTTCTGAAGATTGAAGCTCAGTTGCGTAATCAATTCCTGAGCCTCCAACGCTTCGCCGTTGTCTTGCCGTACCCAACCCGATGCATTGCAGGCGATGCAGTCCAGATCGTGGAAAACGCCTTTGATGACTGCGCGACCACGACACATATCGCAGGTCTTTAGTGGGATCACTCGACGACGCAGGTCAGGCCCGTGACTCTTCTTCACTGATCTGCCTCCGGCGCTATAGCCCTCAATGCCACCCAAAGGTTTTGGCCGTGGACTGGATTGCCGTGCTTGTCCATAACGCCAATCCGCAAGGGGGCCGAATAACGGCGGCCGCTGCATTCATAAATAGGGCTACCGTCGGCGGCGCTCTCACCCTCAACCAGCGTGGCGACCTGGCCTGTAAACAACACGTTTGCGATTAATTCGGCCATTTTTAAACCTCGCCTTTTATGGATTCTTGATCGCGCTGGAAGCCGCGCCGTTATTGGCCTCGACTGCATTCTGCGAATTTTCGTTTCTAGTCAGGGTCGAGCGGTGAATGCGGCTAAAGCCCTTCCCGTCTAACCATTCGTGCCACTTGTTCAGCGCGTCACGCTTGAGCAGTTCAGCCGAGGTGTGGATGTAGGTCTGCACGTTGCGGGTCAACGTGTGGTTCACCAGCATCTCGCCTATCAGGAAGTCGACGCCCAGATCAGTCCAGCCGGTCCGGGCCACTTTGCGCAGGTCGTGGCTCGTCCACTCACCCTTGCCCAGGCGAGCGAATACGGCACATGCCTGGCTGTCGCTGATCGGCCCGCGGTTGCGAGCCGGGAACATGTAGGCACCCTTGTAGCCCTTCGACGACTGCCAGTCCCGATACCGCTCCAGCAGCGCGCAGGCTTGATGAGTCAGCGGTAGCCGATGCTCGCAGCGGGTCTTGGTGTTCTCGGCAGGAATGAACCATTCGCCCTGCTCACCCAGCGTCAGGTGCGACCACCGGGCCTGCCTTGTCTCGCCAGCACGCGTACCGTGACACAACATCATCAGCGCCAGCATGCAGTCCTGCGGGTGCTGCTCGAACCCAGCAGCAAGGTCACCAAGCACCTCTTCCAGCTGAACGGCACGAAGGCGCGATGGTTTCGGCAGGATGCGGGCCTTAGTGAAGTCGGTGAATTTGAAACCGGCGACCGGGTTCTGGGCGATCAGACGCAGCTTTTCGGCCTGCCGGAACGCGACCACCAGCACGCCCCACATCAACCTGACGTAGGACAGCGACATTTCGGCCTGCATGGGCCACATGACCAGCTTGTCCAAGGTGGACCGGTCCACATCGGCAATGAGCAGTTCGGACAGGCGCGGCTTGAGGTGGCAGGTGATGATCGAGGTGTTCGTGGCGCGGCGCTTTGCCGACAGGCTGCGCTCGGTGGACTGACGAACCATGAACCACTCCAGCAGCTGGCCAACGGTCTGCAGCGTGCCGGCAGCCGCAGAGGCCTTCGGGTCAGTCGCCAGGCGTTCCCGGATCTTCGGCAGAGCGTTGATCAGCCCTTTCACCGGCAACTCTGGGAAACCGGCGATCTTCTCCCACTTCTTGCCCACAACCAGGTGCCAGGTGCCGCGCTCACGACTCTTATGAAACCGGAAGTAAACGCCCGGATAGCGAGCATCGCGCAAGTCGCGCACGTCTGAATTCGTTGCCTGCCGGCGGATTTCCGCATCAGAGAACGAAGTAAGCAGGGTCTGGCTCATGCGGCCACCACAGTCTTAGGAAGTCGGAGGTATGCGCGGATCTGCTCCATCGCGTCGAAGTGACCACGGCAGACGATCGCCAGATAGCCTTGCAGGTTGAGCTGACGTATCCACTCGTACTGGCTGCCAGAGACAGCGGCATCGTTCGGCGGCGTGGCTTTGAATTCGATGTACAGGCCGAAGTACCCACCACGGGCCATCGGCAGCACCAGATCGGGAACACCGGCGCGCACACCCTGCTCTTTCAGCTTGATCGCCACCAGCTTGTGCCGGTGGCCACCGTTGGGAACGTGATAGATCAGCGCCGCAACCAGTGGCATACGCAGTTTGAGTTCGCGCAGCAATGCGGCCTGCTCCAGCCCTTCACGGTCGACGGACTTGGCGCGGGTACGCTTGGGTTTGAACAACGTCATTTCGGCGGGCTTCACACCTTCACCTTCCTTTCACGAATGAGCGCGTCCTGGGTACGCATTACGCCCTCGGCGTGGAACAGGCGGACTTCTTCACGTCTCAGCACCGCCGGAGCACGCAGGCGGCCATCGGCAATATCGTGGCAGTAAGCACACGCCCAAGCGGCCTGCAGGTCGTTTGGCTTGAAGCCCATGCCGCAAGTACCGGCCAGCCGGTAATGGGCCAGCACCGTGGTCGAGGATTCGCTCGAGCAGCCTGGGTAACGGATCTGGCATTCGCGGTCTCGCGCTGCGTTGGTAAGTTTGCTCATTGCGAGCCCTCGAGGTGCATGGCAAGAATTTCAATGGTCAGCGCAGCGCGATGAATCCATAGAGCCCAAGCGTGCTGGGTCCTTTGATCGGCATAAAACCCGCCGGAAAGCTTGTCCAGACGCATGCTCATTTCGGAAGCAGCCCGCTCGAACATAAGATTTTCCTTTGCAAAATCGAGTTGCATGCCCATGTCAGAAACCCTCCTTGCCGCGCTGGGATTCCCACTCGAAGGGCAGCACGATCACTCCGCCCTCACGTAGTCGGTCAACGCAGCGCTCGCCCATCGCCGCCGGCAGTGCCTTTCCGTCGAGGTTTGAAATAATCACTGTCGGGCGCATCTGCTCGTAACGGCCGTTGATGATTGCGAAAAGCGTGGTCAGCTCGAAATCGCTCGGAGCCTCTTTGCTCACGCCGATTTCATCGAGAACCAGCAAAGACGGCATGACGAGAGCCGCAATGATCTGCCCTTCGGTGCGCTCGCTGCCCTGGCGATAGGTCGACCTGATGTCATGCAGGATTGTGCCGAGCGTTCGGTAGACGGCCGTGGCGTCAGTCTTGCGCATCAGCTCGTTGGCAATGGCAGTGCCCAAGTGGGTCTTGCCTGTACCAGGCTTGCCGAGCATCAGCAGGCAACGACCCGTTTCGGATATCTCCGGAAACTTGTCCACGTACTTTCGACACACCCGTAGCGCCTCTTTCTGGCCCGCGGTATCGGCGATGTAACCGGTAAGGGTCTTGGTCGCGAACCGCTTCGGAATAAGCGCGGCGCCGAACTTGAGGGATAACTCGTATCGCTCATTGATCCTTGCACGCTCAGCATCCTCATCCTTCGCGATACGCATGCATTCCGGGCAGCCGGTTTTGAATACCCTGCCGAAAATCACGTTTACGGTCTGAGGGAATTGCCCATGGTCATCGCAGATCCCGGTCGTCTGTTGCGGCGGGGCCGTGGCGCCGGGCATGGAAACGACGTTTTCAGATCGCATAGCTGCCATCGTCCCGAGTGATCAATCCAGCGGTGTAATCGCGATCAGCAAAACCGTGGTGCCGGGAATTGGGGAATTGATGCACGTTGGTTGCAGGCTGCACCTCATCCTCCCAGCGCTGGCCGTTGAGCCAAGTGGCTGGGTGCGGAACGAACCGGCCGCCGTCCTTGATCCAGGCCAGCGATGCGCATTGCTTGGCCAGGCCCTGGGCGATCAGGGTGAACAGGTTGTCATTGACCTTGAGTTTCCGCCAAACCTTCTCGGCTGCCGCCTTGCCCTTCTTGTTCGGGTAAAGCTTCCAGAACTTTGGGAACAGATCGTCCGTAGTCGGCGACGATGCCGAAGGTGTCGGTGTGTTGAGGGGATCAGGAATCAGAGAATCAGGAATCAGAGAATCAGCCGGAGCGCTACCGATAATGGCAGTAGCACTACCGCCAAAATCGGTACTGATACAACCTTCTGATACAGAAGGGATAACTGACTCCGGTTCATTACGATGCGGGTTCTGATGTTTGTCGAAATTCTCGACTTGGATGTAGCGCTTGCCGGATACCGTATAGCGGACAATGAAGCCCTCGGCCGCCAGCCAGGCCAGCATGCCGTCGACATCAAGGCCGTCACGGTATGGAAATAGCTCGCCTTTGATACGAAGAGGACGATCTTCAAGGCGGCCAGCTTTATCAGCGAGCAGCCACAGACCTTCGAACAGCAAGGTCAGCATGGGATCAGCCACGCCAAGCACTTCGTTCTTGAACAGCGCTGGTTTGATGTTCCGTGCACGGGCCATATCACAGCCCTCCATGCGTGAGGGTTGGGAAATGACGCGTCAGATTTCGCGTAAACGACGAAGCTGACAGGCCTTCGCAAGTATTGCTCGTCGCTGAATTGGTGGGCATAATTGACCTCGTAATGTTGTGAAGAAGCCGGTCTAGCCACCGGCTTTTTTTTGCCTGAAATTCAGGCGCTGTAGGTGTCCGGTGCATCCGTGGTAGCTTTCTGCTTCCACACAACAAGGTCACGGAGACCGGACATGGACGAAGAAAAAGTAATCACCCCTTTTGAGCTTGGGGTTCTTGCTGCGCTGCAGCTGGTCGGGAAGGCGATCGCACTGAATCCGCACATCGACATTGATGCGCTGAAGAGAGATGCCGATGGTTCTCTGAGCCTGCTGCCGAGCGAACCGAAGTGGGCAGGAAACTCACCAGCCATCTACCGAGCCGCGATAGAAAGCCTCTTGACTGGCATTGATCTAGTGAAGCGGTAGAAATCCGACTGGCGAGGTAATCGAGCTGCTCGGTTGCCCCGCCATTGACTGGATATTCACTCTTGCTCATCGCCTTTCTCCTGGCCTGTTCTCGGCCATGTACGTTGCTAAATTTGGTACTGGATAAATCAACAGCCCATCCGCTGTACTACCTGCCCTTCCCGCCTGAGCGGATAATTCCCATCAAGCCGCTGACTTGTTCGGGTGCGCTTCAGCGAGTAGCCAAGAAGCTTCAAACGGCTTCCCCTTGGCAGCAGCCAGAGCAGAGATACGCTCGGCGTAATGGGTTTCACCCGTGTACTCGGTGCGCGGCAAGCACTCGGCAGTGAGCCACTTGTAAACGGCGCGCGGGGTTTTCCCGCAAGCCAAAGCCACTACCGGAACGCCGCCGGCATCTTCAATCGATTTCTTGAGCGGGCTCATGTGGCCTCCGAGTCGAATATGAACTTACAGTACATATTATGTCGGAACTGAAAGTACATGCAAGCGCATGCAAAACTGAACCTATGGTTCAGATAGAAGAATTAAGAGCTGCTTTTGCGGCTCGCTTAAAGAAAGCGCTGGCAGATAACCACGTCGAAACATGGGGCGCTGGTGTTCGCCTTTCAAAAATGACAGGGGTCACTCCTAAAGCGGCCAGTAAATGGCTGAACGGAGAGGCAATTCCAGGCCCTGCAAAGATGAGGGCGCTGTCTGAGGGGTTGAATACGCCGCTTGGCTGGCTTCAAAACGGTGCTGAGGAGGCTTCAGCCGATCGCAGCGCAGTTGCAATCGAGCCATCAAACGTCGCGATGATTCCTCAGCCTGCGCAGATGTACAGCTACCCGGTCATAAGCTGGGTAACTGCAGGCGCTTGGTCGGAGGCTGTGCAGCCATTCCCGGACGGCTTCTCAGATCGATATGACGTATCCGACTACAAAGCGAAAGGATCGGGGTTTTGGCTTGAAGTCAAAGGCGATTCCATGACGTCCACGTCCCCCCCTTCTGTGCCTGAAGGTTCGCAAATCTTGGTCGATACAGAGGCTGATGTGCGCCCTGGCAAGCTGGTGATCGCGAAGCTGGCAAGCAGCAACGAGGCAACGTTCAAGAAGCTGGTAGAAGACGGCGGCGTTAGGTATTTGAAGCCCCTGAACTCAGCCTATCCGACCGTGCAATGCACCGAAGACTGCAGGATCGTTGGGGTTGTGGTCAGGTCGCTGACGAAGTTTGCGTGATTGCCCTATTCATCTGGCTTGGCGGGGATTTGTAAAGTTTTTGGAAGTAACCTATTCACCTGAGCAGTAAAACCCCCAAGGATGTAGGTAGATGCCCAATCGCATCAAAGCTGTTGAAATTGTCAGGCAGAGCCAGCAGGGCTACTCGATCAAGCCTTTTATAGTTCGCGGTGATGACGGTTACTCCTACTTCGTCAAAGGTCTGGACAAGGCCGGTCGACATGCACTGATATCTGAAGCGTTGGGAGCTGAATTGGGCAAAAGGCTCCACTTGCCCATTCCTGAGTGGCGTTTAATGGACGTTCCCGAGCAGCTGATTGGATTTAGTGCGATCCCGAACGTAGCGGATTTGCGTGGCGGAACCGCATTCGCGTCTCGATCAGTCGAGAACGCAACAGATTTTTTGATCAGCCACTTGAGCACCACTCCCGCTGAACAAATGCGACGGGTTCTACTGTTTGACTGGTGGGTGAAGAACGGGGACAGATGTCTTGGCGAGAAAGGTGGGAACGTCAATTTGATCCGGGGTCCGCAAGGAGACCTGGCCGTAATTGACCACAATCTGGCTTTTGATCAAGACTTTGATTGCGCTGACTTTCTAGATCGCCATGTGTTTCGCGAGCGTAGAGGGGATTTTCGGGACTATCTCGTTCGTCAGGAATATGCGCATATTCTTACCGAGGCGCTGTCTGATTGGGATACGATTGCCGCCGCTTTGCCTGAGGACTGGGTCTATAAGGATAGAGATCTGATTGACCTTACCGAGCCCACCTTGGAGGCTCGCCTAAAGGTGCTTGAAATGTTCAAGGAAGAGCGATTCTGGGGTGCGCTATGAAATACGTTTGCAATTATTCAATCTTGAGGTTTTTGCCTTACCCTGAAACAGGCGAATTTGTGAACATTGGAATCGTTTTGATTGCCAACAATGGTGACTTTCGCTTTAAAATTGAGAAAAAGCGCCAGCGCGTCACCAATTTTTTCCCTAGTCTTGACTCGAAGATATTCCAACGAGCACGCCGAGAAACCGAGGCTGAGCTTGCCAGATTGAGCGGTTTTTTTACCCACAATCGGCAGGACATTTCCGGCCTTCTCGCCACCTTCAAACACTTGATTCATCCACGCGAGACAATGATGCGGTTTAGCGAACCGGGCACAATGGCGATAGAGAATGCCGATAGCGCCGCGGTCGCTCTTTTTGATCACTACGTGAACCATAGTTTCGCTACGAAGGAATACCAGGAATCAGTGCTGGAACGTCAGCTCGGTAAACTGTTGTCTGACTCTAATCTCCGGCAGCGCTACTCCGAGCAGAAGCTCGGTACCGCCGACTATCCTGTTAAATTTCCTTTTGTTTTTGTGGGTGAATCAGTGGCTGTTCAAGCCCTAAAACCGATCCACTTGGGTCATGACGAGCCCGCGAAAATCATTGAGCATGGTGATGCTTGGATTTCGAAAGTGAAGCGCTTGAATGCTGTCGGACAGCTTGCTTTGGATACCTTGTTCATCGCAGGACCTCCGGAGGAGGGAAAACCTAAATTACTCAGGGCGTATCGTGAGATATGCGATGAGCTGAGGACCTACCCAGGCGTTAGGGTTACCAGTATTGCGGAGGGAGAGCTTGGAATACTTAAGCAAATTAACAAAGGAATCCCAGCCTCGCTTGTCATCCAGCACTAAAACGACTGCCTCACTGAGCCCGGCCTAGTGCCGGGCTTTTTCGCTTCAGTCATACCCACTTCTATCTGACTTGGCGCCACTGAGCGGGCTTTGCTGCCAGGACTACAGCGACGCTGCATCTATCCCCACCAGCCTTAGCGATTCGGCCAGAGAAGGATCGAGCGCAACCTCGCCAGTTGTCGACGCCGCCTGATTGATTCCTACAGTCCGGTACTTGAGTACCTTCCCAGCAAGCATCTGCTTCAGAATCTTCCTGGCCTTATCGCCGCCCGCGATGGTATATGGGCTCATCATCTGTGTGGCATTGATCATGGCCTGCTCTTGTGCGTTTTTGACGATGGCAGCCTGTTCGGGGGGCAGGTTCAGAACGTACTGCGGCGCAGCAGGCATTAGGCTCACTGGCGTTTCCTGGGGCGTGATAGTCCATGCTTCGTTTTGATCGATCCGCAGCTGCACTGTGCCTACGGGGATCTTAAACCTGCCGCCAGACATGACACCTACATAGACTTGCCCGCCCTCTTTTCGCACGACCGGATAGAATTTCAGCGTGCTTGTAATGATGCTGCTACCTGCAGAAAAGTCCCCGGTCGTCACCATCATGATGGTCTTGTCTGTGAATTCGTCAGTGCTGCCAGTGGCTTTCCATACAGCCCCAGAGGCGCATCCGCCAAGGGCAAAAGCGAACACAGACAAGGCGATGATCCGTTTCATTTCCAGCTCCAAAATTTGAGTTGGTAGATTGTAACAGAGAGCCATTAATTCTCAGGGACCGCCACCAAGCGGTTTTTTTGCACCAATAGGAAATTTATGTACTTTTAGTACTTGACCATATATGAACTTGTAGTTCATATTCTGCCTATCGCAGCGATCAACCGCAGCGACACAAGACTGGTGAAGCCGCCAGATAGCACGGGATCAGCGAAGTGATCTCCCAGCCCCGGATAACGGGACCGACTGGACGAAGCTCTTTACAGAGAACGGAATGACCTGTTGGACAGCATCACTGAAGCACCTGGCTTGCCGGGTGCTTTGGGATGACAACCACCGAGTAGACGTAATGGATACCACCATCGTATGCGGGGCATGGAGAGGCCACCTCGGCCGTGGTCTTGCGCCGCGAGAGTTGCAGTATTTGTTGTCAGCCGCCCAGGGCTGCACAGCCAAGGAAATCGCCCGAACGTTCGGCATCGCGCCGGGCACGGTCGTCAAGCGGCTGTCGGTCGCCATGTTCAAGCTGGGCGTGAATCGCCAGACAGCGATGATCGCCGAGGCCATGCGCCGACAGATCATTTCCCCGCTTTGCCTGTTGTTCATGTCGGTGATCATTCTGCACGCAGTGCTGGGCGATGAGTCGATGAGGCGCGAGCGCAGAGCCCCCGAGTCACGCCGGGGCGGGTACGAACAGAAGATCAGCCGTAAGGGCTCGGACAAGCTGAGGCCAGTGGCGGCGATCTGCTGAGCAGAAATTTAGCTGGCCAGCCCATTCGACTTGCCCGCACTAGAAACCAACTGGAGAAACCAGAATGACAGAGGCCCAGTTAGCCGCGTTCAACGAGCTGGCAGCAGCAGCGAAACAAGAAGACGAGGCACAGCGAGCATACGAACAAGCTAGCACCACTCTCGAGCTGGCACTCACTGCCCTCAGCGGCGCGCGCGTAGAGAGGTCCAAGGCTCAAGAAAAACTTCTGCAGTCGGCTCGTTCCACAAATGAAAACCCGGCTCGGCATTAAAGCCTGACTCAAGCAATTGTCGGTGGCCTCAACCAGCAATACGTCAGCCTGACGAAAACTGCCCGAACCCTGTCATAGCGCCAGGCTGCATCGGAGTGTGATCTGTGTCCACCTTAAAACATATGCCTCGCGAGCAGGGGCAGGTGATATAGCAGGTTTTCACCAGTAATCCGGACAGGCTATCCCGGACTGCAGATCACACCCCGATGCGGATGAGTACACACCGCGAAAGCGGCCCCCTGCATCACCGCAACAAAGCAGATGAATGCGCAGGCTGATGCGCAAGCCCAGACTCGCTGATGAGCTACTGAGTCCTAGATGAGTTAGGCCGTCATGCCGGGATCAGCACCGGCCATCTGCACCACCCTCCCCCAATTCAAAACGACCGCATCGGCAGGTGCCAGGCCAGTCTCACGGCTGGGTTTGGTCACCCGTGCCTGGCATCTGGCCAATGCGGTCAAGGAGCCTCCCATGCATCAGACAATCAGCCAGCGTCGTGCAATCCTCGAAGGCCTGCGCCAGCGCTGCAACCTTTCCACGGCCGAGTTTTACGACAAGGTCGGCCGCAAGAACCCGGCAGCTCTGCCGCGCTTCACAGTAGTGCCGAACGGCAATAACGAGTTTGGCATCGTCGAGCGCTCGACCGGCGATGTGCGCGGCGTGCTTCGCGGCCACAGCGCGGCTTGCAGGGCCGCTGAGCAGATGGAAGCCCAGCCAGTGCGCCAGCCGTCAATCGCCACGCACATGTTGCGCTGGACCGCCGCCATCGGCACCGGCTTCGTGCTTTTCGCGCTCTACGGTGCAAGCTGATGATCAGTCCAGAGCTGAGCACGATTCAGCGCAACAAAGAGCGGTCCGCCGTCCTTGAGGCCGAAGTGGCTGAGTTCCTGAAGAGCGGCGGCGTGATCGCCACGCTGCAGGGTTTCGCATACAAGCCCAGGCCATACGGACGCATGGGGCCAGCAGCAACGCCAGCACCTCGCCGCCGGACCAAGGAAGCGATGCGCGCAGCAACTCCACCGCCCCCTAAGACGAATCTCCCACGGGGCCACGTCAGCGATGAGGTGGTCGCGCAGATCCGCCACATGGCACAGACAACCACCATCACCGACGTGAGCCGTACCACCGGGGTCAGCCACCACATGCTGCGTAAGATCGCCGCCGAGCACCGGTTCGAGTACAAGCGCTTCGATCCAAGCCCGCATCTTTCGCGTGTGAAGGTCCAGCGCATAGACCCTGTCACGGATGCGTTGAACGTTCTGCGCATCAAGGAAGCGAGGGACCGCGGGCTGTCTCGGTACGCCGCCAAGAACCTGATCGGCATCAGCAGCACTCTGATGGAACGACTCATCGCAGACTTCGACATCGATTACCCGGTAAACAGGATTTACCGCAAGTGAAAGGCTTTCTATCCCGACCGAACCTACACGGGTGCCAACACTAGATGGAGTTACCTTTTTCATGAATTAAAGGTAAGTTCGGTTAACAACGTTAAACTTTGAGGTTAGCACTTTTGATTAAAAAACTCGGACAATGGATGATCATCAAGCATCCACTGTGCGATTTCCCCCAAGTCACCCGGTTCGTCTTTGAAAACATGAGCTGTGCGCGGGGAAATAATTGGTGTACCTATCAGAGCACCCGGCAGCTTAATCAGATCATACCCAAACGAGTATTCCCAGTTGGAAACAGCCGCTAAACTAAGAGCTATATTTGTGTCTTTGACGAGCGACCAAATCTTCTGCTGTGCTCCGACTGCCATTCGCTCGCCCATGTAAACGGCCTTGATACAGCTTATGGGGACATCCATAGTTAACAGCTTGTGCCCATGAATAAGCACATCAGATACTTTCAAGTCATTGACCGATCGAACAACTCTTACTTCTTTTTCATACTCCCACGCTTTCGATTTAACGCATAGATCCGAGATGGGTATATCACGACCTAGAAAATCAGTGATATTGAACACTGGCCTTCGCTTCTGATATTTAACTGAATTCAATCCATTAAAGAACTCATGATGCTCATGAAACTCTATCACAGCTCCACGGTACTCGTCCGCGTAGTGCCCCCACATTGATAAGCTATCTAAATTCCGGCTTAAACAGAGAATGCCAATTTGGTCATTCATAGCGCTAACCAGCTTGCGGGCATGAATATCACTTCCGTACTCATCAGGTATGCGAATGTGGCTTCTATCTAAACCCTTCCTCCTAGGACTTAGAACGCAGAATCGAAAGTTGTGAAGCTGGTCCGCAAAATCTTTGTCCGTAGCGAACTGAGGAAGCAGCTCGAACGGATCGTTGAATGCGCCAGGTTGGGTAAAACGTATGCTTCCTTTAAGAATTTTTTCGGCGGTATCTGCAGTGACATATTTGAACAATCCCATAACCTGATCCTTGATCCGGCTCCATGCCGGTCATCATCTATAGCTCACCCCCAACCTATTTGCCACCGCCGGAAGCGCAAAGCGACAAATACAGTTTCGCACCTCATCAACTCAACATCCACCCAGTGGAATCAAGCCCCCGGAGAAACAACCATGTCGAAGCCGACAGACACCAGTGAATTCCTCAACGAACTGAATGGCGGGGCTTTCGCCAGCCAGATCGGCCACGCCCTTTCCGAAGTTGCCGCCGGTGTCGTCGACCACGGCAAAGCCGGGAAGGTGGTCATCACCCTGGACTTCTCACAGATCGGCGAGTCCAGCCAGGTGAAGATCAAACACAAGCTCGACTACAAGGTGCCGACCAAGCGAGGCACCCGCAGCGAGAACACCAGCCTCGACACGCCAATGCATGTTGGCTCCGGCGGCAACATCACGCTGTTCGCTGAAGCTCCGCACCCTGGCCAGCTGTTCGAACGCGACCAAGCACCGGTCAAGCCTCGCACCTGATCAATCGCAACAACCCTTCCTCCCCAAAGAGAGCTGACAAATGTCCCTCACGAAAGAAGCAATTCAACTGATCACCGACACCGCGCTGATCGCGGACGGCAAAGTCCTGGACACCGTCACGCCCACCATCGTGCTGCCCGAAGGCGCGAAGGTCGTGAACCTCGAGCAATTCGGCGCAGGCCGCAGCCGCTTCCGGGGCACGTTCTCCACCAACGCCCTGGCGGACTTCGCCAAATACGTTTCCGACCGCGCAGTCGCCGACGCAAAGGGCTTCATCAATCAGGACGAAATGACCTGTTCGGTGCTGTTCAACCTGGGCAACGAAGAAGTGCCAGGCCACGCAGATGATCGCGCTGTGCTGAAGCTCAAGCCCACCGCTGCCTATCAGGCCGTGCAGGCGATCAGTGGCCGGTCCATGTCGCAGAAGGATATGAGCGACTGGATTGAAGACTGGCACAGCACCCTGTCGGCGGTCGGCGATGAACTGCAGAACATCCCGCTGGCCAAAGCCATCGCCGCCGTGCGCACGATCACGGTCAAGGCATCGTCGGAAAGCGATCACACCGTCAGCGAGACACGCGCCAGCCGCAGCGCAATGGATGCCATCGAGGCGATCAGCAAGGAAACCTTACCCACGTCGCTGATCTTCTCGGCTATTCCGTTTGAAGGCCTGCAACTGCGAGAAATCATCCTGCGAATCTCGGTCATCACCAGCGGCGCACAGCCGGTGCTGAAGCTGCGCTGGGTCGGCGAGGACGTGCAGCGCGAAGAGATTGCGCAAGAGTTCAAGTCTGTGCTGGAAGCGAAGGTGGGCGATGCTGCGCAGCTGGCGCTGGGTAGCTTTTCAGCCTAAAAGATGAATCCCCCAGCGCCACGAAAACCGTATCCTAATCGTGGCACTGGAGTTGCGACGCAAAAGTTCGCTGATGATTCGGCAATATCCGGGGAATGAAGTTATCAGCCCTGCTTTATTTCGACTCGCCCTATCAGATAGTCGATAGCTTCGCACGCTTGGGATTTGATCTCAGTATCGGATACCCATGTGTACATCGCGTTTCCCATAATCCCGGATTTTGCCAGGCCTCCTAATCGAGATAGGTCGATTCCATGCTTGGCCATCTCGCTAAGTAGCGCAACTGCTGCCTGCTCTAGAGCGACTTCTCGCTTGTTTTCATTCGACATCTGCAACTCCTTTTGATCCGGCTCCATGCCGGTCACCCGTAATACCGCATCCCCAACCAATTTGCCACCACCGCACACGGAGGGCGGCGCATGCATGGAGCCACCCACGGAATATGAACTGCACCTGGGCGACTGCCTGGAGATGATGCGCAGCCTGCCCGTCGATTCCGTGGACAGCGTTGTCACTGACCCGCCCTACGGCATTCGCTTCATGGGCAAAAGCTGGGCGATCAGAACGTCGAAGCCCGCGCCGCGTATCGGGCAAGCCCGCCGTCCCATACCGAGGCGCGCGAGCCAAAACGCGGGCTTCAGTTTTCTAAGCCTTATGCGCTTTATTCCGGCGCTCGGGTGCAAGGCTACGACGGCGCATATCTTCTTTTAGCTCCGTGACCAAAGATGCAATCGCGCGGCTCGAGCCAAGACATGACGGGGCAATTCCCGTAACCGTCAACTCCTCCTTACCTGTGCTTTGGTCGAAGATCTGAATGAACATTGAACCGTCCGGCTCAATCGTACAGACGCACTTCATGGGCAGAAAAGCCGATTCAATGATATGCCGTAATTCCAGACTAGAAACCATACCTCCACCTCCTTTTCCGGTATTAAGGCACCGTAAAGTTTAGGTCAGATCGATTTTCACTAGTTCCCAAAATTTGATCCCTGCACCGCAGCAAGCTTCATGTGACACACACCGGTCCGGGGACCATGATCAAAAAGACATAAGCCGTGATACCAGCGGTGGGAAATTCAGCCCCGCACGAGAGTACACCGTGACGCCCTCAACGACGTTAATCGGCAAGCAAGTCACGGTGTGATGTCTGCAGTTCCATTTATCCTTTGCTGTGCTGATCCGAGGATGGCCCGGTGCCCGGCTTTATGCCGCGCGGCCCTGCCACACCCCAGACGATCAGACCCAGGACCGGAAATAGCATGATCCCTATGCTCCAAGCCGCCTTCTCTCCCGGACTCCTCTGGCTCCTACAAATGCCGATGATCACGACAATGTTCGCGAACAGGATGAGTAGTGAGAACGGCAACCAGAGTAGGCTGATTATGGCTTCCATGACATGTGCTCCAAATATTGATGTTCATGGTTGGCAGCCGCTGGCCGTGAGGGTTCAGTTGAAGTGATAGAGGGTCCAGAGACGAATCAAAGTTTTTTTGAACGCTTTTGTACTCTTCTCCATCCTCACATGTCGGGATGAACGCCTTCTGCCCTGCCCGGCGCTTTGCGGTAGCGCGCCATCGCGATTATTTGCCGAATGCCGGCGAGTAGCTCCGACTTTTGATGACCTTCCAATAGCTCCAGCCTGGTTAACAGCTCCTCAGCCTCTTCCGCTATTGCCTCAAGCGCTTCTATATCACTGTTCAAAGTCATATCAACGCCCTGCCTGTCTATCTGGAAAACCTTTCATACCCCACTTCAACGACTCACGCCACCCTTTGGAATAGCTTATGAGCCAGCTCCACCAGATACTGGTAGGCGACTGCATCGACATGATGCGCACGCTGCCAGATGAAAGCGTGCACACATGTGTCAACGGCTAATCCATCACTGCTAACTCGCACAGCCGATGGTTTGATTCGGACTAAAACCTACATGCGGAACTGGCTGACAAGCCTATTCAGCTCGACAGCAAGCTTGGTCAATTCAGATGTCGCGATCGCTGTCTGACTTGACCCATCGGAGGCTTGATTAGATAGGTCACGAATGCTCACCAAGCTGCGATCAACCTCCCTCGCAACCTGGGCCTGCTCTTCCGAAGCCGTTGCAATCAGCACATTCCGCTCTGTGATGTTGTCGATGGACTCCGTGATTTCGACTAACGCAGATCCGGCACCATGAGCGGTATCGAGAGTTTTTTGAGCTTGAGCGTTGGTGTTGCTCATTGCAGAAACAGCAGCTCCTGTACCCTTCTGTATCGAGCTGATCATCTGTTCGATCTCACTCGTCGACTGCTGGGTACGATGGGCCAGCGCTCTTACCTCATCCGCCACCACTGCGAACCCCCGGCCAGCCTCACCGGCTCGAGCAGCTTCGATTGCAGCGTTGAGGGCAAGGAGATTGGTTTGCTCAGCAATTGCGCGAATAACGTCCAGGACCTTACTGATATCAGTCGCCATAACGGCAAGCCCTTGCACTTCCTGGGTGGCGACCTCGACGCTACCGACCATTAGACTGATAGCCTCGACGGTCTGATCTACGCGCGCGCGTCCGGACACTGCTGAAGAATTTGAACGAGTAGCAGCCTCAGATGCTGCCGAAGCATTTCGAGCGACTTCCTCTACGGCGGCACTCATTTCGGTTACGGCAGTGGCGGCCATCTCTACTTCATTGTTCTGCCGCTGCATTCCTTTATTTGCGTCCTCTGTAACCGCATGCATTTCTTCAGCCGTTGAAGCGAGCTGATTGGAAGAGTCGGAGATCGAGGAAAGCGTGGTACGTAATCCGCTTTGCATGGCTTTCAAGGCCATCATGAGCCGGGCAACCTCATCATGTCCTTGAGGCTCAATGACTTCAGTCAAATCGTTTTTGGCAATGCGTTCGGCGATGGTCAACGACTGGCTAATTGGGTGTGTGATGCTGCGCGTGTACATCAAAGCAAGAACGATTGCTGCAAGCGTGCTCGCTGCTATGAAACCTCCAACAATCAGCTTCGTATCCGCATAAATTGCCGTAGCTTCCTCGCCAGCCTTTTTCGCTTTAGCGTTGTTCAGCTCAATTAGGCTCTTCATGAGGCGTTCTACGGCATCAGCAGACTGCTTCATTGCCCCGCTGGATAGCTTAACGGCTTCGTCAACATTTGCTGCAGCGATCAGGACCAAATATTGGTCTTGAAGGACTTGGTATTCAGAATAGGCTTGGGATAGTTCGCCGAAAATTTGCTTGCCCTTTGGTGTCACTATTAGTGGTTGCAGTTTAGAAATTAAATCCTGTACTGCCTGTTTTGATTTTTTGACGTCTTCCAATGCAGCGGCTTTGCGATCAGCAGGTTCAATAGGATTGCGCAGTCTAGAATTGCTACCTCTGATACTCACGAACTCACGGTCCATCGACCCCACGAGCGAGATGCTTGGTACCACATTCGTTTCAACAAACTTCTCTGAAGCATTCAAGCTTGATACCTGCCTAAGCGAGATAATTCCCAATGCAAGAATCATCAGACAGAACAATCCAAAACAGACAGCGGATCGGGGGGCAAGATTAAGTTTACGCAGCATCATATCGAGAACTCCAGGTCATGTTCCCCTGTGTCGTCAAACCTGACGTTCACCACGACCGCCGTTCGTCGGGTGCAGACGGAAAGCCCTGCAAACAATGGGTTAAGAGAGGCAAGACTGTTGTAACTGTATGTTTCCTCTAATCAAAAGGCCCTAAATTCATCGATTCACCCCCCACTCCGCACCACTACGTCAATTGAGCCAAGGTGTTTTGGCCTGAGAGACAGCGAGTCAACTCCATCCGAACCCTACTTCCACGACTCACGCCACCCCGGCGAGGAATCCCCATGTCCCCCTACAAAATGTCCGGGACGACGGTCGTCAGCTTTTCCGGTGGCCGGACCAGCGCGTACATGCTGCGCCAGGTGCTGGACGCCAACGATGATCTGGACGATCTGATCGTCACGTTTGCCAACACTGGCAAGGAGCACCCCGCCACCCTCGACTTTGTGAACGAATGCGCGCGGCGCTGGCAGGTGCCCATTGTCTGGCTGGAGTACCGCGATGATGATCGAGGCTTCGCCATCGTCACCTACGAAACCGCCAGCCGCGACGGCGAGCCGTTCGAAGCGCTGATCCGCAAGCGAAGCTATCTACCCAACCCGGTCACACGGTTCTGCACCATTGACCTAAAAATCAGGGTGATCCACAAGTACCTGCGGATGGTTGGATGCTCCACAGAGGAAACACCGGTCGACATGATGACCGGCATCCGAGCTGATGAACCGCGCCGGGTCGCCAAGATACGGCATCGCAAGACCACTACAGAGAGCAAACACGCCACGATGGTGATGCCGCTGGCAGATGCAGGCGTCGGCGTGCAGCAGATCGGAGAGTTCTGGAAGGTGCAGCCGTTTGATCTGGAACTACCGACGATCAATGGCCGCACTCTGGAGGGCAACTGCGACCTGTGCTTTCTCAAAGGTGCAAAGCAGGTCTACTCGATCATTGCCAGCGACCGGAGCAAGGCCGACTGGTGGGCTCGTATGGAACGCACCGCCACCCAGAGCAGCGCCGCCACAACAGACGGCGCCCTGTTCCGCTTCGACCGGCCAAGCTATCAGCAGATGCTCGACTACTCCGACACCCAGTTCGATATGTTCGCCGACCACGACGAAGCCATAGCATGCTTTTGCGGTGACTAACTTGGCTCGAAACAGATCTTGATTAAATAGAACCCGGGAGGGTCTCTCCTGCCCGGGGCGACACTTACAGGCCTAAGAATGCAGCTTTAAGCAGCATGATCAGCGCTGTCAGGTCTAGCCTGATAACGATCTCGATTTGCATGAGAACCTCCGTATGACGAGACAGGGGATGGGTTCGAACATGACGTGATCACGTTCGGCCCGCGACGTTGATCTAGTACATACGATCATCGGTCCACCATGCAGATATGACCAGCACGGATGACTTTAGCTCTGTCTATAGGGAGCGCCAGGGTGCACGCACTCTACTCTCACGCACTAGTCCAGTAAAGCAACAGCCCATCCACTTCAACGAATCACGCCACCCCGGCGAGGATGAACTATGTCCGATAAAACCATTGACCCGAAAAAGCTCGAGCGGGCTATCCGCAAGATCAAGCATTGCTTGGCACTTTCGCAAAGCTCGAACGAGAACGAAGCGGCCACAGCGATGCGCCAGGCGCAGGCGCTGATGCGTGAGTACCACCTCAGCGAAACGGACGTGAAGGTCAGCGACGTTGGCGAGGCTCAATCCTCGATGTCGCGCGCTGCGCGCCGCCCGTTATGGGACCAACAACTGAGCGCCGTTGTGGCCAAGGTGTTCAACGTCAAGGCCCTGCGTTACACCCATTGGTGCGAGACCAAAAAGAATCGCGTCGAGCGTGCAAAGTTTGTGGGGGTGAGCCCTGCCCAGCACATCGCTCTCTACGCCTACGAAACTCTTCTTGCGAAGCTGACGCGGGCTCGGAACGCATACGTTTCCGGGGTGCGTGCCGGCAAGTACCGGAGCTGCTATTCCGCCCCCACTGCCGGCGATCACTTCGCCATAGCCTGGGTGTTCGCGGTTGAGAGCAAGTTGCAAGAGCTTGTGCCGCGTGGCGAAGACCCGACAACGCCAGAACACCAAAGCGCAGGACAGGGGCTGGTAGCAGTAGAAGCCCAGCACCAAGCGCTGATCGATAGCTACCTCGCAGACAAGCAGATCGGCAAAGCCAGGAAGGTCAGAGAGGCAGAGCTCGACCTCAACGCGCAGATCGCCGGGATGCTGGCCGGCACCAAGGTCGACTTGCATGCAGGCTTGGCCAGCGGTGCCGAACACGCACCAGCTCTGTCCGCGCGCGCCTAAGACTCCAAACCCGCCCGCCTCAATCAATTCAATATCAGCCGCGTGTGCGGCAAGGACGAAGTCATGCCCGAAGAAAAGTTGATAGGCCCCGTCGAAGTCACTCGCGACGAGAACGGCTACTGGCATCACCCGGGAATTCCAAGCTTTGATGGTGGCGAAGATCCTGAACCGTACCGGACCTGGCTTCGGGTGCAGGGCCTGGAAGTGAAGTCCAACTCGCTTGAAAACGATCTTGAGTGGCACCCTTATTGGGATTGCGAAGCGCATTGCCGAGGCTGGGAACCGGAAGCGCCAGGGTCGGAATGGTTTCTTTTGTCGATTTTCGATACCGAGGATGGCCCATACGTGCAGTGGGCGCGGCGGGTGGTGACGCCATGACCCAGGCCAAGGAAAGACCGATCCTGTTCAGTGCGCCGATGGTGCGTGCCATCCTGGAAGGCCGGAAGACGGTCACACGGCGCGAGGTGAAGAAGCCAGCCGCGCTGGATTGTCTGGCTGCCGGTTTCGAGCCTGCCTTTCTGGCACTGCCTGGCAACGCTGACCTATCTCCATACGGCAGGGCCGGCGACCCGCTATGGCTGCGAGAGACGTGGTCAGACGTGAACTTGCAGGGCGCACCAGGCATCGCGTATCGAGCAGACGGCGACGTGCGCGACTTGATGGAAGATGCCAGCTTCCTCAATGAGGACGGCGCATTCAACTACGACGATCCGCGCTCGAAGCCCTACCAATTTGCCTGCTGGTCAGAAGATTTGCTCGGCGGCAAAGAAGGCCGTTGGCGCCCATCCATCCATATCCCGCGCTGGGCCAGCCGCATCCTGTTGGAAATTACAGACGTGCGCGTCGAGCGGTTGCAGGATATCAGCGAGGATCAGGCCAAGGCCGAAGGCATAAGGCTTTACACCGATCATGCCGAGCTCGGTGAGTGGTGGCACGTCGATGGGATCGAAACCTACAGCGCTGACCCGCGCAAATCGTTCGAGCTTCTCTGGACATCCGTCGGTGGCGACTGGAACGCAAACCCGTGGGTCTGGGTAGTCGAGTTCAAGCGCGTGAGGACCTGAGCCTACCGCACCATGAAAATCAGCTCTCCCCTGTCAGTCATCGCCATGCCGTACTTGAACCGGCCCAGGTACTGCTCGTGCATTGAGTAGACCCGGTCATCGATGATTCTGAAAATGACGGTCCTGCCCGACCATATGTTGCCGTCAGCGCCGCGCCTACCCAGCTTGGCGTTATACGGCCCGTAAACCTCGTTCGTGGCTGTGGTGCATTCCATGACCTCTCCTTGGTGCTGCACCAGCTCCTGCTGGCTGCGTGGACCATAGCAGTGAACTACAAAACCCGCCTGATAAACCCTTCCGCCGCCCAGTGCGGCCTGGAGCCTTCACCATGGAAACAGAAATACTTACAGACCAAGAGTTGGCCGATCTGACCGGCTACAAACACAGAGCGCATCAGCGAAAATGGCTCAACGACCGCAATTGGATTTTTGTAGAAAGCCGTGGCGGGCGACCTCTGGTAGGTCGGATGTTCGCACGCATGAAACTCGGCATGACACCGGCGCCCGCCGGTGACCACAACCCTCCCCCGGCGCGCCCAGCTTGGACACCGGACTTTTCCAGAGTGAACTGAAATGCGCCCCCGGAATACTGAGAACAGGGATTTGCCGCCAGGGATGGTACGGCGCAAGCGCCCCCGCAAAAACGGAACTGTCTGGGTGGGGTATTACTATCGGGACGCGAACGGCAAAGAGCTTCCGTTGGGCGGAGACTTGGATAAGGCGAGACTCAAATGGGCTGAGCTGGAAGCAAAGGCAAAGCCAGATGACTTGAAGATCATGAAGGGGATTTTTGACCGGTACGAGCGGGACATAATCCCGAAGAAAGCTGCGCGAACGCAGAAAGACAACAAGGCTGAATTGAAACACCTGCGTAAGGGTTTCGAGAGTGCGCCGATTGACGCGATCACCCCGTCAATGGTCGCCCAGTATCGAGACGCGCGGACGGCCAAGACCAGAGCAAACCGAGAAATTGCGCTGCTATCTCATGTTTACAACATGGCGCGTGAATGGGGATTCACAGATCGCGAGAACCCCTGCGCCGGGGTGCGCAAGAACAAGGAAAAGGTCCGCGATTATTATGCGAACGACATGGTCTGGGCTGCTGTGTACGGGCAAGCCCCGCAGGAGCTCAAGGATGCGATGGACCTGGCTTACCTAACCGGTCAGCGCCCAGCTGACGTTATCGCGATGAACCGAGGCGATATTGAGGGCGACTACCTCAATGTCCAGCAAGGAAAGACCGGGAAGCGTCTGCGCATCCAGATGCAGAACAGTGGCGTTCCAAACAGCTTGGGCCGGCTGATAGGCGCAATAATGCTCAGAAACGCGAAGCACATATCCCATCACTTTATTTTGAGCAGGACCGGCATGCGCGTTTCTCAGCAGATGCTGCGTAACCGATGGGATGAAGCTCGGGAAGCGGCACGCCTTTCTGCCATTGCCAATGGCAGGGCTGACGACGCAGAGAAAATACGGCAATTCCAGTTCAAGGATATCAGGCCGAAAGCCGCGTCCGAGATCACCGATATCGCAGACGCCAGCCTGTTGCTGGGCCACTCCAAACAGGAGATAACGAAGCGCGTTTACCGCCGGATCGGCGCTGTCGCGCAGCCCTCAAAGTGA